CTCCATCAATTGATAGTCCTTCCGTCTTCAGAATATGCGGCGCTCGTTTTACGACTTCGCCATCCAGTAAATATTCTTCGACAAATACAATTTCATCTTTTCCGATATGCCATCCATATCGGTATTCAAGGTCTGAAATAGGCAAATTGCCTTTGCTGGTCCAGATTAATGGTTCATCGTTCATTTTTTCCAACCCATTACATTACGCTGCATATCGCTTGGTATAAAGTTGCCATCATCGTCCCATGAACCGCCCTCAAACGGCACGCCATAAGGGCTATCCATACCGTGATAGATGGACTCCTTCGTAAACGTGCGATGATTCGGTTTCTTGTACTTCTCAGACATTATTTTTCTCGATCCATTCTTATATCCGCCATTCAGCCAATAGCCTCTCAAGTCGTAATCGACCAGATCTTTCGATAAATCGCGCCGCATATCGTTAGATCGATTCTGCATCCAGGTATTAAACCTGGCTTCGTTCTCAGCGCTCAGTTGTGTATTGAATTGATTCTTGTAATATTCGTCATAACGAATATCGCCATCTTTCCTAGGCATTACTTTATCTTCTTTGTCGATCTTTTTGCCTTGTTCTTTCCGGCCTTTTGATCTGCAGCAAAGAATTCCTTGGCAACCGCTCTCGGAGGGCATTTCTCGTAATCCGCTCCATGTGCACATGCGGCCATTAATCGGGCTTGCTTTTTGGATTTACTCGGCATTTGGAGTCTCCTCAATTACAATGGTTTCAATCGCGTGCTGTGCGCGTCCTCTTTTATCTCTGACAATCTCACGCTTTCTTGGCGCTTTGATATTCTTGTCAATCGTGCTCATTAATCCCATCAATCGTTCCATCATGGCAATTTGACGCTGAGTTGCCTCTGTCAATACTCCATTCACCTCGGATATAAGCTTCGTTCCGACGAATTCATCATCCTCCAAAAACTTTCGTGCGTCGTATTTCATGCATTCAATCTCATGCGCGTTCTTGATCGCCATAGCTTCCATTTCCATCTGATGAGATTCTTTCTCTAACTGGCCCTGGAAACCAAATTTGGCGGCTTCGAGTTCTAGCTTCTGTTGCTCGTAGGATGCCTTAAGCCTATCCAGTTCGCGCTGATGCTCGAATTTCATGCCTTCCATCTTGCTGTCAAATCCCATTTGAGCAGCGTTCAGTTTCAACTGCCAATCTTCCGTTTCTGATTGACGGCCCTTTTCAACTGCCGTTGCGCGTTTAAGCTCGGCACTCGCCTCAAGCTCCTTGACCGCCGCAATCTGGCTCATGATCGTAATCTGTTTTTGCTGCTGCTGTTCGGCTTGCTGCTCTGGCGTGGACTCTGGATTGAGTTGCTGTTTCCATTTCTGTATCAGCGATTCAGGAAGCGGCGCATATTCCAAAACTTCCGGCGGAACCGTGATTCCGGCCTGAATTGCCATCGGGAGGATCTGCATCAAAGCTGCGAAAGTTTTATCTTTGACATTCGGCGATGTAGGCGCTTCGTCTACGATAACATCATACTCAAGCGCCAATTGATCTTTCATTAATGGGACATATTGTCCGCCTTCTTCGCCAACTACGCGAACTAGTCGACCATCGGCAATATACTGGCGGATAATCTCCATCAATACCCGACCTACGCGCTTATGGTAAAGGCGCATCGCATCGAAAAATATCGATGTCATGGTAAGACCAGCGCGTTTGCGAGACTCCTCGATTATGCCAGGCTGATCCCTATCCACGAGCCCGAGCATTTCAGGATTGACTCCGGATACGCTGTCGATTGCCTCCAATGCATATTGCAATAATCGATCGACTCCGGCAGGTATTTGCCCAATGTCTTTTTGCTGTATCTTGGCTAATCCGCCGGGCTGCAACCAGGTAATCGAGTCAGCTCTGGACCAGGAGTCCTCGGCTTGCCTGACATTCTCAAATGCATCGGATTCAGCAAGCAATCCGCCCTTGGCGTTGGAATTGCTGATATGCAATAGCTCTGACAGCCATTTATTAGCCCATCTTTGAGGGTCCATCATCAGGCTAATAAGGCTGAACCAGGTATTATCATTGCGGCAGCGCATACCCGTCATGCATTGCAGCGTGAAATCATCTTGAGACAATGCGTCATCGATTTCCAAGATTTCCTTTCCAACAAGCTGCATTTTCCTGTATTTTTTACGGCGGCGTTTAGTCCATTTCAGGCCATTCTCTTCCGTGTATTCCTTGACTTTCGATTTCCATTGCTCGGCGCTGATGTCAATTAATTGGCCATTGATATCCAGCACTTGATAATACTGTTCGTACTCCCACCAGTAAAACTCCACGAGCTCGAATTCTGTTTCACCCGTGGTTGTTCCGGTTTGATTTTCTTCTTGATATCTAGGCGGCGTGACATCTCTTGGCGTAACCGAGTAATCGAGATACTTCGTTCCAGCGGAAGCGAGACCTAGATCAGCATCCGGCCAACGTTGTTCCAATTCCATTTTGGTAATAGCCTTAATTCTCGCACGCCATTTGCTGTCCTCAAGGTTTTTCTTCTTTGCTTTTGGATCCCAAAGACATTCAAGCGGATCCGTGCGCTCTTGGACGATATTTGGTTCCTTGGCATCGGCGTCCAGATAAATATCGGACCATCCCATCCCACAGATAAGCATATCCATAAATGCTTCCGAGTCTTCATGGTCCGCGTCGCATTGATGTCTGACCCATTTGACTGCTGATGACATGACTTCGGAGACTTGAACATCACCCATCTCACGCGGGTAATAGCGGATTTCCTGGCGGTTTTGAATCTCGAAACCAGATACAGCATTGATCGTGCGAGTAATCCGATCAAATGTAACGGCCTGCCTCTCTCGCTCATCTTCCATGATTAGGCGATCCTCCTCCTCCCACTGATCGCCGGCATAAAACGCATAGCATTTGTCGGCTTGTGACCGCCATTTATCAAGCCCTTGTGAAGCCTCGCTCAGCTCATCAGTGGCCCATTTGACTAAATCTTCATCCGTCATCTTGACCATGCAGTTCCCCTTGATCGTTTATAGCGTATTGGTCTTCTAGCGGTATCAACTCTTTGGACAGATTCCAGGCGCGGCATCAATTGAGAGATCGCAACACTGCCTATCCGCAACGCATCAGCGCCATGCGATGTCCAATCATGTACAGGATCTGTTGACAGCTTGCGGCGCTTCTCATCGTACGAGTAACGATACATGCCGAGCATATCGATAGCAGTATCACATCGGCGGTGAAAGAAGGCACGCTGCAGCATTGCGCGAGTCAAAGCCACCTGGCCTATAAACCCGACATGTTTGTTATCGATCACCTGGACACGCCCGAGCGCCTTGCGCAACATCTGTTCGATGGATTGTCCTCCGCCAACCAAAGGGCGGTGTGCTGCATCATGCGGTACATAATGCATACCATAATCATACTTACGCCGATGTTCCAAACCATCGATATCCTGTCCCCATCGTATTTGGTGCGAACCATATGCCCATTCCGCCATTGGATTTAGTACCTCTCGGCCAGTGATCTGGCTGACATAATGATCCACGTCCTTTAGCTGGGCCTCGTAATAATCCAGGATTCTGATCTCTCCACCAGCCAATTGCCAAAACCATATTGCCGTGGCATCCGTTCGACCAATATCCCACGATGTATAGACCGGGCTGTTCGCCGAATCAAAATCCAGTCCTATGCGCCCAGTTGATCTGGCATCTGATAGCTCTTTGGCGTAGACAGCGCCTATAACCGCTACGTCTGGATTGCAATAATACTCCTGTTCAAATAGAGCATTGCCCAGCGTGTCTCCGTAGATATCAACGTATGTTTGCCTTTCCTTGCGCAGTTGATCATCGCTGAATACACCGGTATCCTCGGCGGTTAATGTCTCAGCGAAACAATCCGAATCACGCCTAAATGATTCGTGGGTTTCATAGGCATGGTTCTTTCCCATTGGCGTCGTAGGAAACAGAGCGAACCCGTCATTTTCTGCAAGGATCGGCGATAGATACGCGAGCGCTTGTGGATTAGCTTTAGACCATTCTGAAAAGACAATCCCGATAGGCGGTGCTCCAACCAGAGAGCGGAAGTTATCTGAACCTATAACCTGCCAAGTTGATCCATTAATCAACTCGATTAACATCTCCTGATCGAGCGTGCGCTTGCGGATCTCAAGCGGAAATATATCATCTATCCTTCGACGGCCAGTGTGAGGGTTTACAGCGTGCCAGATAGCGCGTCTAGCCTGGCTCGCCTCGGGTAACATATGCCAATAGTTACCAATGCGCTGTATTGCCTGCAGCGCCGTCCAATGCAGGCATACCTCGTCTTTACCGCCGCGCCGATGCCACCAGAGCGATGCGCGTTTACCGCCGCGCTCCAGGTATCTCCACACTGGCATCTGATAGTCACGCGGCCTCCAATCGTTAGCCGGTAGACGAATCTTCATCCGTAAATTTGATGACCTGAATCAATATATTGCCCTGCACATCAACTTGACGCTTCTCAGTCAGTTCGCCTCTCATTTTGGCAAGCAATTCAGCGGCCTTGATTTGGTCTCTGAGTTTGGCGGGCGCGGCTGTGATTTCTCCGCGCACAATTTGATAATCCTCTATCTCGCCCGTGAACATTTGGAGCAACCTATCCATACGTGCATTGATGTCCATCATCCTGTTTTCTTTGCTTTTTCTTGTTATTTCCTGCAAATATTCCTGCGCTCTAGCATCCTTTAACAAACGACTACCTTGTACATGGGCTGTTTTTTCTGAATAACCGGCCGCTATTGCCGAATGCGTAGCATTATCCGATCGCGCATATTCTTCAACAAATTTTTTTACTTTATTATTTAATTTCCTCTTAAGAGATTTACTACTCACTTCCTAAGCTTCCATATCTCACAAATACCGACATAGATAATATACCCAGGCACTACCAAAGAGATCATCATGCCCAAGAACTCCATCAAAATCCTAGCTTAGTCAGCTGCGCACTCATCGCATCGACAACCGTGCGCAACGAAGTAAGTTCCTGCCTAACTTTTGGAGCATCTTGAGCGGCGGTGCTGATGCCAACCACATCACCCTCACGCGGCGCAAGATAGCCTGGCGCTATCAGCGATGGATACCCGAGAATATTGGCAACTTCGATTTCAGTTGCCTGAACGATATATCCTGATGCTATTTTAGCGATTATCTTCATAATTTTGAAAGGATTTCTGAAAGCAAGCGGTCCACCAAATAAACAGCACATGCTGCTATGGCCATTAGGCCGGCACCAATCGTCACCCAACAAGCGCGGCCTACAATTGGATGTCTGGCCATGAATTTTTTCATATCCAACTCCTTGATTGAGCTAGGATTTGCAAATTAGATCACTTTTTTTCAAAAAAATCCACTAACAGGTATTGA